GTTCATACACTAAGTATCGGATAACCTATCCGAACATGGTGCGAGCGACCTTTAAGAGTCGCTCGGTGTCCTCTGAACGCTGCCCCTTGTCCTCCTGAAGCTGCTCGTAGCGGGCCCTCATCCTCTCCATGGCCAGCGCGTGCATCTTTCGGAACTTCTTGACTGGTATGTTGCACTGGCGTGCGGCCTCTGGGAATTTCATGCCCCGCAGGTGCTTGGTCGTGATGACGGTCCTCTCGACTGGGTTGAGGACATCCATCATGACCCTCAGGAGGTCCGTGACATCCTTGTTCTCGTAGACCTCCTGCTCCGTGTCGTGGTGGGGCTCCAGGGGGACGATATAGATGGGCTCCTCGTTGTTCTTCCTGGCCGTCCGGCTCATGGGGTCTATGTCCCTCAGGTAGTCCAGGAACCGGCACTTGATGCGCTGGTACAGGAAATGTTCGAGCTTCATCCCGTGCTTCCTGTCGTACTTGTGGATGAGCAGCCCCGTCTGGTAGTTGGCTATGCTCTTGAACTCCTCCACGTCCACGGCGCCGCATGTCTTGGCGCTGAACTGGTAGCACAGGCGGACGATCTTCTTCTTGAAGCGCTCGTCAACGAGGAGTTCCTTCAGCGTGAGTCCACGCAGGTTCTTTATCCTCTTCTTCTGCAACTTGTAAGTGGGCACGCAGCGCTTGTAACCACGGGGCAGCCCGACACAAAAACTAGGCATGGGCCAGGTTATACTCCGCAGCCTCTTGTCTGTCACTTAAATCAGCGACAAACTTTCGTTGCTGAACACCTGGATGTTCACGCTGTCCGAGTCAACGGGGGTGGAGTTGTTGTTGTGGTTGAACCCAGCTCCGCCGTTCACCTGGTAGGTGATGGACGAGCGGGTCCTGCTGACCTCGCGCACAAGGTACGCGTTCTCCGCATCCCCCGCCGAACAGGTGGCCGAATAGTTGACATCGGAGAACTGGGCCGGCACGTTGTTCAGGCCGAAGTAGACCGTGTACAGGCCAGGACCGGAGCGCGTGATGGAGGTGAGGAAGTTGCCCTCGGTGCGCCATCCTGGACCACCCGAGGCGGGGTTGCCGTAGAAGTTGCCGAACGCCTTGCACTGGAAGCTGTTGTTCTGGGGGCTCACCAGCGATGCCCAGTAACCTGATCCAACGGCGGGCGTGTTGCCTGACTGGCCCGTGCCGCCGTTGTCGTTGACGCAGACCCACAGGCCGCCCGTGATCTGGCTTGCGGAGAACCCAAGGGTGTTGCAGATGCACCCGATGAAGTAGGTGGTGCCAGGGTCGTACTCGGGGATGCCGAAGCGCATGGTGTAGTCCAGCTGGCGGGTGATGGAGAACCAGGCGCCCTGCCAGTCCTGCCAGAACGGGCTGTTCTGGGAGGTGGGTACAAACGCCGCCTGCAGGCCCGTGTTCCATGCCGCCGTGCCCATGATGGCAGCAGGGTCTCCCGAGAAGGTGCCTCCAGGGACAACCACGGCGCTGCCGAACTCCCCCATCAGCCCCGTGGGGGCGGCTGCGGAGGCTGCTGCGAAGATCTTCTGGGTGATGCGTGTGGGGCGTGTTGCCATGGTAATAGTATCGGCTTAGGTGAGCAAACCGCTGTACTGCCGGCCGGATCCGTTGTTGTACAGCCACTGGAGCTGGGCGATGCTCAGGGGCACATTCCAGACGCTGACCTCGTCCACAACAGCACCCGGGCACTGGTCGAAAGCGCCCGTGCTTCCAATGGAGCCTATCTGGAGGCGTGGGTTGGGAGGTGCGTAGAGGGTGATAACACCTGAAAGGGTCTTGGCGGTCAAACTGCTAGAGCACCAGGACCAGTATTTGCTCTGAACGGCATCCCACCCCATGGCGATCATGGCCCAGGAACCTACAGGAGGAAGAGGAGCCCCTGATGTGGCTTGCGACGAAGCTCCGGACAGGTAGACCAGCTGCGCGGAGGTGTAAACAGAAGAGGCATTAGCGTGGATCTGCCAGGTGAGGGCCGGAGCGTAACCCCCGCTTCCCCTGGTGATGTCAGGACCCAGGCCAAAGATGCTGTTGTAGGCCTCCGTGGAAGTTCCCCCGCCCAGCTTCACCCAGCCCACAACCGAAATGGACTTGGAGGTGGAGGGGGCGAAAGCCGAGTTGACGGCCGTATAAAGGTTGGTGTTGTCTGATCCGGCTCCAAAATTCCACCCGTAACCTTCAAAGCCTGAAGAGGTGCTCTGGTTGCCGGACCCGGCGTTCTGTACCGTCAGACTGTTTCCGTTTCCAGAGGAGTCCGTCAGGGTGGCTCCGCTCGAAAAGCTCCACCACCCCAGGCAGTTGGCCTTGTGAAGGTTATTTCCCCAATAGGCTACAGGAAAGGTGTGCATCTTATGAGAAGGTCTGCAGTGCAGTTCCGTACATGTTGGTTCCGTCGCAGTAAAACGACAGTACATCAAGTGCGTTGTTGGCCGTCGAGAGGACAGGCTTGATCCCTCCGGGGAAGAGGTAGGCGGTGCCGTAGGTCAGTGCGTTGGATCCGGTGGAGGACTGCTTCACACGCAACATGTAGGTGGCCCCAGCCTGCATGTTGGTGGGGTTCTGCAGCTGACGCGTGGCTCCGACGGCCGAGGTCAGGAGGACGTAGGCGCTTTGGGCCACGTCCAAGTTCCACGCGATGGGGCTGGCATCGGTAAGGGCGTACTCAGTGAAGTACTGCTGCGCCGTGAAGGCGTTGACCGTGGAGCCCGAGTAGTTGGCTCCGCTTGGTCCTGTCGGGCCCGAGGCTCCCGTAACTCCCGTAACTCCCGTGACTCCCGCCCCTGTGGGGCCCGTGGCACCGCTTGGGCCCGTGGCTCCCGTAACTCCTTGTACACCAGACGGTCCCGTGGCACCGCTTGGGCCCGTGGCACCTACCTGTCCTATCTGGTAGGAAAGTGTAATGGTGAGAGGGTCTGTATCCACGGTGACCGTAGAGCCCGCCCCCCCGCCGATATACCATACGGCACCGTAGTAGATGCCGCCGTACACCCCCTGCTGAACAATTCCACCAAAGCCCTGGACCTGAAGAACCATGCCGGTAGCGAACACTGCGGTCCTTATCCACCCGCTGGAGAAAACCTGCCATACGCCGTTCTGTACGGCGTTTGTCTGGGCCAAGAGTAGGACAAGGTCACCCGCGGCAGTGGTCACTCCGTTGATAGTGGGAGTACCGGACAGAGTTTGATTGGTGAGGGAGGCTACCTTGACAGTTACCATGCCGTTGGTTGAGCCCGTTGGGCCCTGTGGTCCCGTAACTCCTTGGGCACCAGACGGTCCCGTAGCTCCCGTGGCTCCCGTGGCGCCAGGAATGACCGAGGCCGAGCCCGTCGGGCCCGTGGCTCCGGTAACGCCCTGGACGCCGCTTGGGCCCGAGGCCCCCGTAACTCCCTGCGCACCAGAGGCTCCCACACTTCCCGTGGCACCCACTGGGCCCGTGGCGCCCACTCCGCCCGACGGGCCCGTTGGCCCGATGACGGTGTTTCCCTGCGGGCCCGTAACTCCGGTTGGGCCCGTGGCTCCGGCAGCGCCGCTCGGGCCCGTAACTCCTTGGGCACCAGACGGTCCCGTAGCACCCGTTGGACCCTGTGACTGGGCAATTTGCGTAACGGTGATGGGGTTAGTGTCGATGATCACACCACTTATGGCCCACGTACTTCCTTCGTACACCGTACCAGCGGAGATGGATACGTTGATGTAGCTGGTGGTGATGCGGCCGCCCGAGGGGAAGCAGGATGGCCTAGTCCAAGCCCCAAGGGGAAGGGGGTAGGTGGTCTGCCACAGGCCGTTCTGAGAGGTGGTGGTCTGTGCCGTCAAGAGGACCAAGGACCCTCCGTAGGTTGTTACACCATCTATGGCGACACTTCCCGATAGGGTAGCCACGTTGGAGGTAGCAACTACTAGGGCAGAGTAGGGTACTCCGCTGTTAAGAAGGGCTGGGGTGGGGGGCTGAAGAAGGGTTACAGTGATGGGGTTCGTATCAATGACGGTTCCAGGTCCGTACATGGTCCACATAGACCCCAGGTAAACGGTTCCGGTACAGATGGTGACGTTGATGTTGTTGTTCATCGTTCCCCCGCTGGGGAAGAAGGAGGGGCGTGTCCATGTAGCAGGCCCTACCAGCCAGAGACCATTCTGGGATGTGGTTGTCTGACCCTCCAACAGGATGACGTCTCCCGTCTGTGTGTAATGCCCATCCACAGAGATCTGTGTAGTAGGGGGGAAGGAGGAGATGTTGCTCGTGGATACTGCGGCGGCCGTGAAGGTAACAGAACTGTCGGACAGTGGCCCCAAGGAACCCGACGCTCCGCTCGGGCCCGTGGCGCCCGTAACTCCTTGTACACCAGACGGTCCCGTGGCACCCGTGGCACCGTTGCTGCCGTTGGCTCCGCTAGGGCCCGTAACTCCTTGGGCACCAGATGGTCCCGTGGCTCCCACGGCACCCGACGCGCCGCTCGGGCCCGCAACCCCGCTCGGGCCCGTGGCTCCGGCAACCCCGCTCGGGCCTGTAACTCCTTGTACACCAGATGGTCCCGTGGCTCCCACGGCACCCGACGCGCCGCTCGGGCCCGTAACTCCGGTAGGCCCTGCAACGGTGTTGCCTGCGACCTTGCCCCAGACTCCGCCGTTGTCGATGATCCAGTCCATCGGGTTGAACGTCAGGCCGGCAAAGGTGCCGCTGGCGCTCGCTACCCAGTAGTCACCCGCCATGCTGCCCGAAGGGGTCAGGGGTAGGGTTGGCGTGTTCGTGGAGGGGTCCCAGCTGCTCTGGTAGATGGGCGTGCCGGTGGGGGTGACCCCCGAGGCGCCCGTGGCTCCCGTAACTCCCGTGGCGCCCGCAACTCCCGCAGGGCCCGTTGGGCCCGTAACTCCCTCTGCACCAGATGGTCCCGTAACTCCCGTGACACCGGTCACGCCCTGGCTGCCCGAGGCTCCGGAAACTCCCGTGGCTCCGCTTGGGCCCGTGGCGCCCGCAACTCCCGCAGGGCCCGTTGGACCTGTAACTCCCTGCGCACCAGATGGTCCCGTAACTCCGGCGACTCCGCTCGGGCCCGTGACGCCCGTAACTCCGGCGACTCCGCTCGGGCCCGTGACGCCCGTAACTCCGGCGACTCCGCTCGGGCCCGTAACTCCGGTAACGCCCTGCGCACCAGAGGCTCCCGTAACCCCCGCAGCGCCGCTGGGGCCCGTAACTCCGGTAACGCCCGTGACGCCCGTAACTCCTTGCAAGCCAGATGGTCCCGTAGGTCCCTGCTGTCCCTGCGGGCCCGTTGGCCCGATAACGGTGTTGCCCTGCGGGCCCGAGGCACCAGTGGCTCCCGTAACTCCCGTGGCACCAGTGGGTCCCGTAGCTCCCGCAGGAATGGCCGCGATGAGCGCGTCAACCTGAGCCTCATCGTAGTACTGAAGCCCCAGGGGCACCGGTACAAGGCCAGGGACGACGTTGAAGAGGATGGTGGCCGGCCCGATGCTGTAGGCGCGCTGGTAGGTGTTTGGCGTCAGCTTGGTGACGATGATGGCCGCCGAGAGGCTTGCAGGGACGTTCCCGTTGTTCAGGAAGAGGCTCTGCAGGGGCTCCGTGCCGCGGTTGAGGTAGCCCTTGAACCACTGGTTGACCGGGTCGGGGGTCAGGGTGAGGCCGGCCATGGTGCCAAGCACCTGGTCGTTGAAGAACAGCTGGACCTGATAGGCGGAGTCTCCGTTCCACGGCTCAAGGGTGGGGACCCCTATGTTGTTGACCGAGGGAGGGATGAAGAACTGGCAGATGACCTCGATCTGATCCCCGAAGCAGTACGGGGGGATCTGTACAGGAGATGTGTCCGTGGGCGACGCGATGAGCGAGGCCGTGACCGGATTGGACCCCATGACATACAGGTTCAGCATGATACCTATATTATCGGCTTAGGAGCCAATCTTAGTACTCGACGTAGTAGTTGGAGTCGGTGGTGGTGAAATAGTCCCTGCCGTAGCAACGGATCTTGAACAGCAGCACGGCACCGGCAGCCAGTGAGGTGGGAAGGGTCCTTCCGGCGCTGTACTTCCACGAGGGCCAGCTGAGGGTGGTGGCTCCAGATCCATCGTTCTCGATGCACACAAACAGGACGCCTCCGTCCGCCATGTCACCAACCCTGTTGAAGGTCCAGGAGCCGGCTGCAACCTTGAGGTACAGGTTTGGCTGCCCCCCCACATCTATACTGGCGGTGCCGGTGGTCGGGTATCCCGAGATAGGATAGCTGCTCTGGTTGTGCCCCAGGGGGAAGAACTTGAGTGCACCGGCCTGATTCTCACCCACAGCCAGGATTCCCACGTTGGCGTTGGGGGATCCACCGGAAGTGGCGGCGGCGCCGACGGTTGCATAGAGGTTGTTGGCGTTAATGACGTTCAGCGTGGCATTGCCGGGGTTGCTGCCGTTGCCGTCGTACGAGATGGCGTTGCCGAACCAGACCAACCCTCCCGTGGGAGTGCGGTACAGGGCCGTGAGGCCGCAGTCGCACGAGGCCCCGTTGATCATGTTGATCGGAGTGTTGGAGTACCCGATGCTGGGGTTGTCGGCGTGGCAGTTGTACAGGTTGGCCCCGTCGTAGGTGATGCCGTAGATCTGCCCTGCTCCGGCCTGGGAGCCGAGGTAGTTGGCGGTGATCTCACGCTCGTTCTGTCCTACCGTGCCCTGGATGCGGAAGTCTCCAACCGGATAGCCCTGTCCCCTAAGGAGTCCAGGCTGTCCGTCGGAGATGGTGATGGGACCGTTGACGGCGCCCACCAGGTCCATGTTGAGGCACCCCTCGAAGCGGTGTCCCATGTAGTACGGGTTGACGTTGGCGATGCCACCCGTGGCGTTGGTGATGCAGTCTCCCATGACCGAGTTGGTGAGGGCCCATGCGAAGCGGGTGGAGGCTCCTCCCGAGGCGGTTCCAGGGTTGATGTTGGTGAGAACGGTGTAGGAGTTGGCGCTCTGGTTCGTGGATGCAACCTGCCACAGTCCAGCGTAGGCTCCAGGTCCGGAGACCTGAACGAACATTCCAGGGGTGAGGTAGTTGACGCCCGTGCCAGGGGCAAGCCCCAGCTGCGTGCAGGTGAACGAGGAGGCGTTGCTGGTGAAGGACTGGACGACCAGGCCGCCCGAGCCGCAGAACCCCGACCCTGATCCGCCCACCTGTCCGTGACCGAAGATGCCCATGTACCCGTAGTCGTTCCAGATGTTGGTGAAGTTGCAGCCCTGTACCGAGCCGGGGAACCCGTCAAGGTGCATGCCGCAGCATCCCAGGACCATGGTGCCCGAGGTGTTGAAGATGAGGTTCTCGAAGGAGCTCTCCGTGACCAGGCCGTTGCGTCCGAGGTGGGCGCAGGAGCTGATGGAGTCCAGCTCGACCGTGTCGGTGCCGTAGTAGATGGGGGAGGGTCCTGCGGAGATGGGACCCAGGGTCATTGTGGTAGCCGAGGGAACCGTTGCCACCTTCCACAGGTTCACGTAACCTCCGTAGCTGGCGGCCGAGGAGATGTAGACGTAGTCCCCCGCCACGAAGCCGTGGGCGGAAGGGGTGGTGAGGATGAACGAGCTGTTGATGGTCGTGCCAGGGAACCTGACGTACGGTCCGCCGCCGCTGAACTGTCCGGTGCTCATCTTGAGAGCATCGCAGCCGGTGATCACGAGCGCAGGGCAGTTGCTCGTGTTCATGTTGACGTTCATGATGGTGCCGCCGGCGTTCTGGATGTACAGCTGCGGGGCGGGAAGCGATCCGTCCGTGTAGGCGCCTGTTCCACCGTTGGCGGTGAAGATGTTCGATATGGTGACTCCCTGCCCTCCCCCTGCGTTGACGTTGAGGAAGTTGCCTGCCAGTCCCGATCCCACCACGTCGTCCATGACGATATTGGGGGCGGTGACGGAGATGATGTTGGTGGACCCCACCAGAGTGCCGGTGACATTGGCTACGGTGATGCCGACGTTGTGGATGTCGATGGTGAAGGAGCTGGTCAGGTTCAGGAGGGAGTTCTGTCCGGACACCTGGAAGCAGTAGATGAGGTTGGATGCGGCCGACCCGTCGCCGACGATGGTGATGTCGTTGTTGGGTGCGGTGACCAGGAACTGCGTCCACATCCTGTACGATCCTGCAGGGACATAGATGGCGCCTCCCCCGAAGGATCCGTTGGCGATGTGGCATGCGAACCACGCATCGTACATGACGGGAGTGGTGTCGGGGTATCCGCTCGAGGCGGGGCCTCCAGTGTTGTTATTCGCCCCGAACCACAAGATGTTCATCTTGGCGGGAGGGTAGGTCCCCACTCCGGCGCCGGCGCTCTGTGAGGTGACGACATCATCCTTGTGCCAGTAGCCGGTGACCTGGGTGGTGGTCCACACGCCGGCCGTGAGGGCCGCTGCGAAGGAGTTGCCGTAGGTGCCTGGGTTGTGGGTCGTGACGCAGAGGTACGTGCCGGGTGCGGTGACGATGCCGCCGGTGGCGATGTTGTAGTACTGGGCGGCGATGACGTTGTTGACCACCACGACCTGTCCTGCGGTCCAGATGACCAGGTCGGACCACGTCTGAGTGTTGCCGGCAATGAGGGTGCCTCCGTTGTCCTGCGAGTAGTTGTCCGTGGCCTTGTAGTACCAGGTGGACCCGCCGCCGTCATCGTGCAGGGAGTATCCCTGGGTGATGGCGGTCTGACCGTCCGTCATGCCGCTGAGGGCACGGAGGGCCGCCAGGTTGGGAAGGGTTGCAAGAACCCCAGCCCCCGAGGCGCCCGTGGCCCCCGTGGCGCCCGTGGCACCGACTCCGCCCGCAACTCCGCTCGGGCCCGTGGCGCCCGTGGCACCGTTGCTGCCGTTGCTGCCCGCAGCCCCCGAGGCGCCCGTGGCACCCGAGGCGCCCGTGACTCCCACGGGTCCGCTCACCATGATCAGCGTGCCTGGGGTGAACAGGCCAGAGCTGATGATGTACTGGAGCTGGAGGCTTAGGGTGCCGCCGCTGTTGCTGGTGACGAGGTAGTAGCCGCTGCCCCCGAGGAGGACGGTGGTGCCTACCGGAAAGATGGCGAGATTGGTTACAGTTACCCCTGAGATGATTGTACCGATGGTGGATGGCGTACTGACAATGCTCGTCAAGAATGCATACCCGTTCAGCCCGTTGGCTCCGCTAGGGCCCGTGGCGCCCGTGGCACCAGGGATGGTCGAGGCCGCTCCGGTTGCCCCCGAGGGGCCGGTCACTCCGGTCACGCCCTGCGGTCCGCAGGACTGGACGGTGGTGCCGATGGGGAGGGTGCTTGGCGTGTAGAGGGCAAGGTCAAGCGTCAGGGTCAGGGAGCCAGTGGCGATGCCGGTCACATGGTAGTAACCGCTGCCGAGGACGTAGACCGTCTCGTTCAGGTTGAACAGGGAGGACGAGTCGACGCTGATCGTGAAGGAGTTTCCTGAGGTCGAGGGGGGAGTCGAGGAGGCGGTGGAGGTGGAGAACCCGTTGACTCCGGCCGGGCCGGTGGCCCCCGTCGGGCCGGAAATCCCCTGGATGCCCTGCGGGCCGGCGATGCTGATGATCGAGTTGGCCGGCAGCGTGCTGATGGGGCTCGTGACCGTGTACTGGAGCTCGAGGGTATAGATGCCTGCGAAGATGCTGATGACCGTCCAGTAGCCCGAGCCTGGGACCCAGACCCACTGGCCAACGGAGAGGTTCTCGCCACCCGACTCAAAGGAGATGGGGCTGGTGCCGCCTATCGTGGTGGTGAGGGGGAAGGTGTACGGCATCGTGATGCCATAGCCGTTGTTGCCAGTGCCTGGGGCTCCCACGGGTCCCTGCGATCCCGCCACGAGCACGGATGTTCCTGCTGGGCAGTAGGACGGTGTGGCGACGACGGTGAGCTGGGTGGCCGTCACGAAGCCCGAGCTGACGGCGGTGACCGTGTAGTAGCCCGAGTTGAAGACGAAGATCTCCTGCCCCACCCCGAAGATGGAGGAGCTGTACACGTTCATTGTACCGCTGCCGCCGATGGTGTTGGGGGGAGTGAAGTTGGACTGCAGGAAGGTGGCTGAGCCGGCTGCGCCCACGCCGCCCGACGGACCTGACGGCCCGCTGGGGCCCGAGGCCCCCGTGCTGCCCGCCGGGCCCGTGCTGCCCGCTGGGCCGCTTGGGCCCGAGGCTCCCGTAACTCCCTGTACACCAGTGACTCCCTGAACTCCGGTTGGGCCCGTGGCACCCACTGGGCCCGTGGCGCCGCTTGCGAGCAGCTTGACGATAAGCCAGCGGCCCGATCCCACTGCAGGGGCAAGGATGTTGACACCATCGGGCGTGGCCGAAGAGTACGGGTTGTAGTAGTACAGGGCGCCGTTGCCGTCCCCCATGCTTACCGCACCCTCTGCGAGGACGAGCGTGCCCTCGGTTACGCCCGTGACGGGCAGGCTCTCAAGGACCCCGATGTTCTGCACGGCCACCACGAACTCGTTGGCCAGTATGCGGAAGGACCCGCTGATGCCGGCCACGCCGGACTGACCGATCTCCATGTAGTCCGCCCCCAGGGGCAGCAGACGGGTGTTGGGGATGTTCGGAATGGGGTACAGCGACATATCTATATTATCGGCTGCGAGGCCGAATTATCCGCCGATGACGCGGAAGGAGGTGCCGTCACCGAGGACACGGGGGCTGACATCGTCCATGAGGACGCGCTCGCCAGGGTAGTCTGAGGCGGTGATGGTGATGCCAACGCCAAGGGGACGTGGAAGGTACTGCGCCAGAATGGCCTGCGTCGAGGCGGTTGTACCGGTGCCCTGTGAGTTCTGGAGGAGGAAGGCGGCGTTCACGTAGTATGTAAGCTCCATGACAGGCCCAGGTACGGCATCGCCCTGCGTGTCGGTGACCGTGATCATGCCGGCAAGGGGGGTGCCCGCCAGGCCGTTCTCGAGGAAGTCCTGTATCTCGTACAGGGAGCCGCTCATGGTGTTGGTGTAGGCCTTGATCAGCATGAGCAGGGCGTACGACTGGTCGTCCAGGGTCGTGACCGAGGCCCCCTGGTTGACGTACGAGGCGAAGGTGGAGGGCACCCCCGAGCCGTTGTAGTCGGTCATCCCGTCGGGGAAGTCAATGGCGCTGCCGTTGTTGGGGGTCACGGGTATGCCAGCACCCGTGGCTCCAGGGGGAGCTGGGTCGTTGTAGTCGCCGAACTGGAAGAGCGGGGTGGCGGAGATGACAGGGTAGATGTCCCTGGCCAGGCCGATGTACTTGCCGACGACATCGAGGTTGACCCCCGTGCAGTTGGGGCCGGCTATGTCCACGTTCCAGTTGTACGCCTGCCTGATCTGGTCCAGGAGCAGCTGCCCGTTGAACTGGTACTGTGCGACCGTGCCCGTGCCGGAGGTTCCAACCCCTCCCGTGCAGGTGAAGGTGGTGCCCACGTTGTTGTCCGGCGCCCCCGCTGCCGTGAAGAAGGGGTACGTTCCCTGGCTGGTGATGGTGTACACCTGACCCACGACCATCGCCGAGGCGGCCATGTCCGGCGCCGCCGTGACAGGACACAGGGCCGCGTTGGCCACAAGCGTCGTGGTGGCTATGGCGTTGGGCTGGTTGCGGTAGACGATGGGCAGCAGGTTGAGCAGGTTCTGCTGCAGGGTTAGCAGGTTCTGTTGGTCCATGGCCTTAGGTGCCGTTGATGAGGATGTTCGCCGCCACCCCAGGGGAGGGGTTGGTGCCGAGGACGAACTTGGAGTTGGCTGCCGAGAGGAGCAGGTTGGCGTAGCCCGAGCCGGAGGTGAGGCTCACCCCAGGACCGCCGAAGGAGATGCCAGGATAGTTGTCCTTGAGGTAGGCCACGATGGCGGAGAAGTCGGCCGGCGTGGCGATGGTGTACTCATCAGCGCCCGAGGAGAAGTGGTCGTAGATGTCCTGGCGCATGGCGCCCGCATCGACGGCCGGACCTCCAGGAAGGGTGGTTGCGGTGACCGATACGTACAACTGCGTAAGGATGGGGATGTCGAAGTAGATCGTGTAGAGGCTGCCATCGGGAGTCTCCACCGGAAGGGCGAAGCCGTTCGTGGTGTTGACCTTCTGCCCGCATCCGGCGCCCTTGTGGATGTAGATGATCTTGGCGTACTCGTTGGACACAGGCCCCTGGTTGGGAGGGGTGGGAGGGCCGGGGAGCAGCTGGTTGTCGTCGATGATGACCCAGATGGAGTGGCCCGGGACCCCGTTGGAGTCCGTGACGGCCCCCTGGTTCTCGTACACGATCGCGTCGATGTTGGACGCCACCTGGGTGATGGCTGCGTACAGGCCCTGATACCAGCTCTTGCTGGGCAGGGCGACGCTCTGCTGGCGGCGGAGGCGCAGCTGCGCGTCCGTCTCCTGCGCCGTGCCAAGGAAGGTGGGAGCCTCCCCGTTCGTGACAGAGGCCACGCCGTTGACCGAGCCGACTATGAACTGTATGGTGTTGAGGGCGCTCTGCACGGGGCCGGAGTTGGAGGCCTGGAAGGCGAGGGTGAACGTACCGGTGCCGTCGAAGGTGGTCCCCACGAGGAGCTCGTACTGGACGCCGTTGTTGTCCGACACCGTGAACGGGTTGGTGGAGGTGTCCAGCCCCACCAGCGTTCCCACGACGGAGGTGGGAAGGTTGGTCGTGATGGTGATGGCCTGCTGGGTGTAGGTGCCGGCGCGGCGCTTGACGTTGTTGATGGCGCAGCGCAGGTCAAGGGCGATGCCCTGTGCCTGGTCAGGGTCGTACGAGTTGTACACCTGCTGCCCGAACTGCAGCATGTTGATCTGGCCCTGGCAGAAGATGTTGATCAGGTTGGCGTCAGGGGACTCAGGGTTCAGGTCGATGTTGGGTCCGTACGTGGTCATGAGGCCCTGGGCCATCTGGGTGAACAGGTCGGGAAGCGTCTGCAGGGTCAGGCCCTGTGAGGTTACTTGGGATACGGAGAGGCTCATAGTGGGATGGGGTTGGAGTACACGGGCAGCACCAGGCCGTCCGGGGCGCTGGTGAAGTTGACGACGCCCCCGTTCTCAGTGGTGACGGTGTACTGGAGGGTGACCTGGCGGGTGATGGGGTCCACCTCGGCGTACAGGTTGTTGACGGACACCACGCCCTGAACACCCAGTATCACCTCGCGCGCCTGCACGACAAGGATGTTCATCACACGCTGGGCGCCAACCGCCCCAAGGATGTTGTTCCAGTCCACCCCGTAGTTGGTGTACCAGAAGACCTCCCCACGGAAGATCTGCAGCGCCACCTGTATGGCCTCGGCCACGGCCGCATCGCCCGTCAGGAAGTTGGACATGCCCTGGCCGAACGTCCAGTCCCCCGCGTTGGGGAGCCAGCGCGGGACGAGTGCCCTGATGATCATGTTCTCTGCCATACCTATATTATCGGTTAAGGGGTTGGAGGGGTGATGGAGCACCCAAGGGTGCTGATCTTGCTCGTGATGGCGGAGATGAGTCCGGCGTATGCGGCGACCAGAGCTGCTTCTGCAGCAATGGCTTGTGCATACTGTGCCTCATAGAAGGCCACCTGGGAGGTGATGAAGGAGATGCACTGGGACAGGTTGGTGGGTATCGTGGTGAGGGGAAGCAGGGCGGCTATCTGCCTCTCGGCCGCCGCCAGCTGCGCCGTCATCTCAGCCTCCACCTGCGTCACCATCAACTGCAGGGTGGCGCAGTCGTTGATGGAGTTGATCTGGGCTGTCAGGTTGGTGATGTACTGGGTGTTGATGGCTGGCATAAATTACCTCGCTATGTTGACCACGATGCCGTTCACCACCGTCACGGTGGCCCCGTCAGCGGATACGAAGGTGTCGGTGGCGCCGGTGGATACGTTCAGGTTGCCCTTGACATACGATCCTGGGGCGGAGATGCACGGACCCCTCATCTCATATCCCGTGATGGGGCTGGCCGAGTTGTGCAGTCCCACGATGACAATGGCATCCGTGATGGCATGAACCCGCTTGGAGGCGGGAGGCCGGCCGATGATGCCAGCCTGCCAGTTGCTCAGGTCCCTGTCGTTGAAGAGGATGATGCACCCGTCACCAGACTGGATGGGCATCGTGATGAGGTCTGACCCTCCCGTCATCACCTGCACGGGCACCTGCTGGATCAGGGGATAGTTGACCGGCTGCAGGCGCTCCCCTCCGTTGCCGTCAGGCTGCACCGAGAGGTACTGCATGGAGATCTGCACGTCGGCCGTGCAGGTGGCGGGATAGAAGGTCTGGATGCTACCCACCTGGATGCAGTTCAGCTCCAGCTTTGTCTTGCGGGACAGGTTGGTCATCAGTGCCGTCAGGCCTGGACTGGGGATGTTGCTCTTGGGAAGGGAGGTCATGAGGACTGGGAGACAGGCTGCCAGTTGGAGGAGAGGCTTGGATCTACCCCAGGACCCTTCCACAGGGCAACAGTGGTGCGGCATCCCGTGTCAACCGTGGAGGAGATCATGCCCCTGTGGAAGACCTGGTACACCTTCCAGATGCCGTTGTAAGGGGAGTTCTTGTCGGAGAGCTTGATCTGCACCAGCTGTCCGTTGTGCACCTCGGGAGAGAAGATCATGTCCACCTCGAGCAGGGTTCCGCTGCGGCGGGGCTTGCCAAGGATGTCACGGTCCCCCATGAGGATGGCGTCGTAGATGCCGTCCGACGGGGCAGGGCCGCTGGCCGTGGCGTGGCTGTAATAGTCCTGGTCGTCCAGCCAGTACACCACCCCGTTGTCGATGAAAGCCCTGCCCTCGGTGAGGTCGCAGATGGCGCTCCATGCGGAGCCGGAGAAGCTCTGGGGCTTGGAGGAGAAGACGGAGGAGTAGACGGTGGAGATGACCGGCTGGTGGGAGACGAAGGGCATGCAGTTCACCAGCGCCTTGACCTTGTCGGCTGCGCTCGTGGCCGACGTGAAGGTCTGCAGGGCGTTGCCCGAGGTGTCCACGCACATGGCAAAGGCCCTGTCCCACAGCGCGTCTATGGCCGTGATGGTCGTGATCTTGTCGGGGGAACCCGAGGCCTGGCTGTAGTGCACGGTCATGAGCTGGCCCTGGAAGATCAGGGAGTTGGGGCCAAGGCTCATCAGGTTGCCGGTGGGGCTGCGATAGCCGGCGTAGAAGCTGATGCTGCGGATGTCCATGCCATCGAACCAATCCTTGACGATGGAGTCGGCAACGGAGTCGGGCAGGTTGTACAGCCGGAAGGTGGCCTTGCCTCCCTCTGAGATGGCCGACTTCTCGATGTCGAACTCCACCGTGAGGGGGCTGGGGCTCGTCAGGGTGCCCAGGTTGACGAACTCAATGAGCGTATTGGGCTGGTTGAACGTCGCCGCCGCTGCGGCGGAGGAGGCAGGCTTGACCTTGGCTGACTGCTGTATCTCCATCCTGTACTGGCGGATGAACTTGATGGCCATGGTCAGTTGCCCGGCAGCAGGGCGGCGTTGTTGGTGGTGATGTCGGTTGAGCTGAGAAGGTACAGGCTGGCGTTGCCGGAGGAGGTGAAGGCCTCCTGACCCACAGGGTCGCTGCCATCGGAGGTCAGGCAGGCGATGCCAAAGGGAAGGATGTTCTCCCAAGGCCCAAGAAGGTTGATGCTGTACACCAGCACCATACCGTAGCAGGTGAACGTGCTGCCCCAGACGATGTCGAAGTACCACTGGTTCTGAGTCGGATAGAACCTCATCGTCATGACAGCGTCAGGCTGCCCGCTGATCTTGATCTGCAGGGACCGTGGGGTGCTGTCGGAGATGCCTGTTAGGAGGAGCATGTTACTGGGTGGGGGGAAGGAACGGTGAGTTGACGGCCAGGGCCGGCGCCACCAGGGTGCTGATATCAGAGGACACGGGCGTCTGGTTAACGGGGTTGCCGTTCACCCATGTACCGTTCTGCCAGTCAGTGGGGCTTATGGGAATGGCATTGGGGATGGGGGCAAGGGCGCCGCCGAACTGCACGCCCAGCTCGGTCGTGGAGATGCCGGAGGCGAAGGTGATCTGCTTGAACACCACATCGTAGTCGGTGTAGCCGTTGGAGTCCCTGCCCTGCTTGGGGTCGCACTTCTCAATCACCATGTTGCAGAACATCCCCCACGGGGTCTCCACGGAGAAGACCATGCCTGCGCAGAAGAGGTTGAACATGTACTGGAAGGAGCTGTTCTGTCGGGTCACCCCAGAGGTGACGCCCGATCCATCCGTGGCAACCACCCTGTCATCGTAGCCGGTGTTCAGGAAGTCCTGGTACAGGGAAGGAACTGGAGCAGGCTGGGCTTGGGTGGGGGAGGAGGAGTCGGATGAGTTCCCCTGAACAAGGGGGCTGGACGATGCGGTGGGAGACCCAGGCAGCTTGATGGCGGGAAGGTAGCCGGCAGCCATGGCCAGCTTGACGCCGAGCGCACTGACAGCCCCAGCCCCTACGGCATTTCCAGCAGCCAGAAAAAGCTGGGTGGTGGTGACAGTGCCCCCCACTGCCCCTCCCACCAGGGTAAGGAGGTTGCTGGTGTTCGTGAACCCAGTGATAAGACGGGGCGGTACTATCCCGGATGCCCCCGCCAAGGCCACTATCTTCCTGGCTATGGATGCGTAGTTCGTGCTCGCCCCCTGCGGGGAGAGGGCCAGGCCGGTTCCTGGTATGGCCGGAGAAATCTTGATCAGGGGCTTGGTGATGGGCTGCTGAAAGAACACCAGCTCCGCCTGCTTGCCAGTGCAATGGATGTGGATGGGCCCGCGCACGATGTGGTCGTGTACCGACGTGCCGTCGCCCAGCACATGGTCCGTGATGGTGGCGGTCATGCTGACCGATGTATCCTCGGAGATGTCCAGGCCGAACCCACCCCAGCCGTTGATGGGAGAGGAGGGGCGGGCGATGGCCTGCATCTGCGAGCTGCCGTAGCCAAGGTTGACCAGCTTGGTCGCCCAGGTGCTGACGGCCGGATCGAGGATGTTGGGCTGGAGGGAGGATGCTGGGCTCATGCGATCTGGAAGTTGTTGTTGCCTAGTTCACGGAAGGTCATGCTGATCTTCTTGGCCACCTCATCAGCCGCCCCCTTGGGGTCGGTGGAGGAGATGTGGTTGTGCACGGTCACGGTGGTGGTCTTGGTGTCGCCAGATTGGCGCTTGGGTATAGTGTAGGTCAACCTCTCCCATAGGTTCCCCCCCTCTATTTCCTTGGCGTGGTCACGCATGTTGGCCATGATCTCCTTGTACTTGGGATCGTTGGATACAACGTCCTGGAACATAAGGGCAATAGACGCCCCGCTCAGGAGTTTCCCGAGACCCCCAAGCAGCTTGCCTCCGGCTCCCGCAGCGCCGGCAGCGCCGGCCACCTCGGACTCCACCTTGGCTGCAGTAACACTGCGCCACGCCTTGGCAAGTCCATAGACCAAAAGGATGGCCGAGGTAAGGGGAGCTGCTATGGCAACTATGGCGGCCTTGACTCCAAGGGCGGCCCTCTCACCATCCGACATGGAGTTCCACACATCTGTCCAGTGGTCCAGGATTTTGGCCAGAGCATCGGCCAAGGGCTTCAGTGCCGTACCCATGGAAGTACCGATGCGCAGGCGGAACGACTCCCATGCGTTGGAGAGGTTCAGAACGCTCACACGGAACTTGTCTGCCGAGTCCACACCCTCCTTGCCGAGGATGCGGTTGGCGTGCTCGGACATGTTGATGCGCTGCCGGTCCATCTCCACGATGGTTGCCACCGCCTCGTTGGACACCCCCACGGCGTTGAGCATGGAGCGCCTGAAGTTCAGGGCGTCCCCCGTGAGCCCATGCAGGGCCTTCATGATCACCTCGAGCTGCGTCTGGGGAGACTGGAACGGATCCAGACCCAGCATCCTCATGATGCTCATCTGGTGCGGGTTCATCTCGTTGCGCAGGAGCTTGGCCCTCATATCCAGCGCTGACACGGCGAACGAACGCAGCCCCTCACGGGACTGGCCGGTCAGGTCGGACAGCTGGTCCCAGGTCTGAAGGGTCTTGGAGTCTATCCCGAATGCGTACTGGTTGGTGCGCATGTCCTGGGCGAAGTCAACAGCCTTTGAGGCCGTGGAATCCAAGGCCGAGGCGACACGGTTGAGCATCGAGGCCACCTGCGTGAAGATGTACAGCATGGCCGCAGCCGACGCCTTGTCCGATGTCCTATCCGCACGCTCCCTCTCCTTGGAGGCATCGGCGGGGGGGAGTTGGCTGACACCATGGATCTGCTTGACCGCCCCGACCATGCCCTGCATGTTCTGCACGATCTGGGCGGTGGTCTGGGCAACAGCAACCATGCTGTTCTCCAGGGCCTTCATCTGCTCTCCGCCCTCAATCTTGATGCCTATCTTGGCGAAGAACTCGGCGATGGTCATTCCTGCTGCCATGTTAATCTTCCTCCCTGTTCATCTCGCTCACGGCCTGCTCGTAGTCCTGCACAAAATTCTCATACTCGAGGGTATCCATGGCCTTGGTTACAGGCCACTGGAGGATCTCGACTGGGGTGCCGTAGCCGGCACGGGAGAGGCGGAGTGCGATGAGCATTGTGGTTGGGAATCCGTTGGTTGAGATCTTTGGTTTCTTGGGTTGCTTGGCTTCTCCTTTGGCCCCGAGTATCGTGCCCTTGGGCTTTACGCTGAGGGTGAGTCGAGGCCTTCGATAAAATCCCCCAGGGCGTGCTTGAGTACCGCCATCATGGTGGGGATCTTGTCCTTGCGGTTCTCCTTGGGCTCGAACGTGTCAGGCTTGATGGCCGCACCGTTGTACTTGCAGCGGAGCATGAGCTGCTCGGCTGCCGCCCAGATGGGCTTGGATCCAACCAGCTTGAGAAGGATGTTCTTGATGGTGTTAACATCTTGAGTCATAAGGGACTTAAGTCCCCCCTCCAAGTTGATGTCTATGCCCACGCTGAGCAGTTCGTTTGCAATAAGGCGCAGCACATCCTCGCACTCGCCGAGGGGGATGTCCCCCAGTCCTACCTCACGTCCAGATGCCAGTTTCTTGATGGTCATACATACAGTATCGGATTCTGGTGTGTGGGCATAGAAAAGCCGGGGTTACCGCCCCGGCCTTTCCCTGATGCCCAGCACTGAAATTAACCCTGTACGATGTCGATGAGGCCCTCAACAGTCCAGATGGCCAAGTTCTGGTTGGTGTCACCGTTGACATTGACAACCATCTCGGGGGACTTGCTGACAGTACCGCTTGACAGGGCGTAAGATACGATGGAGACGTTGGCCTGACCGTCGCTCAGGTACTTGGTGATCGACCCGCTGAGGGCGTAGAAGCCCACGGGGTTGGACCCCTGCGTGGTGAGGAGGTACTGGTTCAGGATGCCCGTCATCCAGATGTCGTCCGAGGAGCCCTTGAGAAGGCGGAGCACGAGCTCGCCCCAGCGGCCAGCCTGGTCGCGTGAGGTGATGGCCGTGCCGTCCTTGCCAACCACACTGCGAGTGTGCTTGCCGGGGAACGTGAGGTGACCGATGTCGCCATCGCCGAAGTTAATCAGCAGGCGCGAGGTCTGCTGGCCGAGTTCGATGACGTCTACGCTTGAGAGGATCATGGTGTTCTATTAGAAGTTGACGTTGATGACGATGCTGGCGGACTGGATGGCCCCAGCGTACTTGATGGCAATCTGCGTGAGCGGGGCGGTGCGGGCGAGGCGGGCCGCCGTGGACTGCTCGCTCACCGGCAGGGAGTACAGGTAGTAACCGTACTGCTCGATGTTGGACTCGCACACATCGGGGACGCCGATGGTCTCAGGAAGCGTCCAGGTGCCAGGGGCAAGGAAGCCAACCTGAACAGCCTGCGCGCAGAAGTTGCGGAGCGGGCGCTTGAAGACGGTCATGCCGGCCTCGGTCTGGGGGATCTTGGTCTGGGTCGAGGCGAGGGAGTTGTACGCAGCCACCTGAATTCCGTTCTGGAACCACAGGAGATTGTACACGTTGTCGAACCAGTCGCCCGCGCCAGCACCGTTGCTGCAGAGGATCTTCGGAAGATTCGGTCCACCGACGTTGGCGTAGACATCCACGCCGTTCGCCTGGGCCGAGGCCCAGATGGTCGTGGTGATGGTGGGGTCTGCGGAGACTCCCTCCAGCTGCTTCCAGTTGAGGGTCTGGCAGGTTGCCACTCCGTTGAAGTTGGTGCTGAACCCACGGCCGGCATAGGCGGCTGCGAACACCCGAGCCGCTGCGGCACCGGCCGTGTTGGCGACGGGAAACTGCGGGAAGGTCCCTCCGTAGTACACGACGCGCAGGCGGGTCAGGCCCTGCTGAAGAGCAAGGGAACCGAGGCCAGGAGGAGTGGCCGTGTAGGAGGTGGTGACATCCGTGAGGAGGGGGGTGGGGGCGACAACGATGAAACCAGCCGGAGCGTTGACCGAGAGGTCGGTGTTCTGGGCGGCATTGCCGGCCGAGATGTAGTCGGCGTACGAGGGCTGGAAGCCCACAGGGATGAACCCGCCGGCGCTGGTCAGGTTGAGAAGCTGGTTGATGGAGGTCGTGAACGTGTCCGTGCCAGGAACCTGCTGGGGATAGACAAGCACCACACCATTGCCCGAGAGGGGGTTGAACGGCTGGTCGAGGATCTCCGAGACCGCTGCGTACGTCTCCGAGTTTGCACCCCAGTCAACCTGCACGGCGGAAAGAGAGTTGTAGACGAGGTAGCCAGGACCGGCTGCCAGATTGGCCAAGCCCTGTGTCGTCAGCGTCTCTGAGCTGATTAGGCACAGGTTGTTGATGGCGAAGGGCTGGAGGGTAGCACCAGGAAGGGCAACTGTGACGTTGATGCCGATGCTCAGCGGGAGGATGGAGGTTACACTCATGGTATGGGTCTCTCTATATTATCGGACACGGAAGGCAAATCGGGGTCAAGGGTCAGGCACTACCTGCACGGGGAGGAAGCCGTTGTCGAACCACGGCATCGGGATGGAGCTGGTGTACAACCTGTTGACCCTCAAAGTAAGGATGTACCTGTAGGGAATAGCCTCTCCGTCGGGCTGGGAGACGGTGACAATGTCGGGCAGGAGCTGGATCTTCATGCCCACATCCAAGGACAGCTCGTTGGTTGCGTAACTACCAAAGGTAGCAACGACATCCATGTACCTCTCCTGAGCCTCGAAGTTGCGGCTGAAGATGTCGATCTGGATAAGTTCGGACTTGGTTATGGCCGTGTCCTCCCAGTACTGCACCCCGTCCCAGCGGTACGAGGGCATCTGGGGACCGTAAGCCTTCACCCCGATGGTCTGCAGGCACACGAACATCCCAGGGCGCCCCACCACCTTCGGATCCACCTTCTGGTTGAACAGGAAGACGGAACCATCTGGCAGGCCGCACTTGGTCTGGATCAGGCCGGCTAGGAGGATGAGGGTGTCGGTCATGCTGGTTGTCCGTTCTGGTAGGTCTGGATCATCTCATATACGAAAAAGCCAGCTTGGTTCCAGTTCTTGTTCGACATAACACGGTAGGTGATGTTGTCCACCTCGGCCTTGTCGTCGTTGATAAGAAGCAGGTCGGTAGTGCTGAACATCTTCCACCACTTCCAAGAACGCTGCTCCGTGGGCTTCATGACCAGCTTCTCCTCGGGGTAAGGCTGGATGCAGCCGTTGAAGTTCTGGGGAGTCTGAGCCGTCTCAAGTACCTTGAACTCCGTGGCCGCGTTGGGTCCCGTCTTGGTGGTGCGGCGAATCACCATGGGGCGAAGCCACTCCATCAGGGTGTCGCTCATGTCCGGCAGGTAACCCATGGTCTCCTGGGGAACGGAGTTGGCGTTGAAGATGGGAGGATGTTGCATTAGGTTATCCTGTAGCTGATGGAGTCCCTGAGCTGGCCCGTGTCAACCCCAGGCTCGTCCTTTCCCTTGGCAGCGATGGTGCCGGGAGCGTTCTGAGGCCACTGGCCGAAGCCGGAAGTGTTGAACGCCTCCTTGATGACGGCCTCCGCAGTCTGGCCGATGCGCTCGGGGAGTGTACCCAAGGCGTCGGCTGGGTTGCCAATCACGGCCGTTCCCGACTCGGCGTTGGGTGCCTTGCCGGCGCCCTGCTCCCAAGCAACCCCTCCGGATGTGAGCGCATCCGAGAGATGGTTGATGAGAGGCTCACGCAAGAAGGAGCGGGCAGGGACCCGGTCAGCCCCATCCGAGGCGTTGCCGAACTCCATGTTGAACCCCACCGTGGCGTTGTTCGACTCAGGGGGTCCCAAGGGGGAGAGCGTCTTGCCGTCGTAGTGCCTGTCCGATGTACGGGTGTTCTTGTCCGAGAGGACACCCACCTCCACCGTCGATGTGCGCAGCCTTACCAGCTCCTCCACGAGAGCCTCAAAGCCCTTGTGGATGAGTGATTCGTCTGTATGCTCATAGGTGATGCGAGACATCAGTAGGGTTGGAAGTAGTTCGAGCGGGGTGTGACACGGACGTTGGCGACCATGCGGGGGGCGGTGATGGCGACAAAGGCCTCTCCGTAACCGGTCAGGGTCTTCTCACCAAGGTACTTGTCATCCTTGACCCAGCTCGGGTAGGTGAAGGATTGACCCACCTCACCAACGTTCTTGCTCTCCGTGAACCAGTTGAAGGAGGAGGCTGTGCCCAGGCGGCTGCGCCTGAACGCCATGACCATGTAGTGGGCGGCCAGGTAAAGGTACGCCCACTGGTACTCCGTGTTGTCCGTGTACAGCCCGCAGTTGATATTGCGCCCAGCGTCGTAGATGGCGTTGGCGATGTCCGAGTCGTTGACCGTCTGGGGAGTGGCCCCGTAGGTCCAATCCCTGACGAACCGAGCCTTGAATTGGGCTACAGTCGGCGGGGTGTACATGGAGGTTAAGAGGCTGAGGGAGCGGCAGGAGCAACCACAGGGGCGACATCCTTCTTGATGGCCGCCAGCTGAGCCCTGAGGGCAACCACCTCGGCCTCGAGAGCCGCCACCGTGGTGGACGGACCGTCAGCCGTGGAGATGATCTCCCTCGGATAGAGCTTCAGTAGCGAGGCCGCCTCGGACGCCGTCACCTTGTTCGGGCCCGTGCTGACCTTGCCAGAGCCGACGTAGAAGGAGCGGGTGCCCTTGTTGTAGACGGTGGTATCGACCGGCTCCGGGGGAGCGACGGGTGCCTTCTGGGCTGCAGCGTTGGCTGCGGCCTTGGCCTTGAGGACTGCTGAGGATGGGCCAACGGGGGCCGCAGATAGTTTGACAGGCATGGGATTAGAGCTTCTTGGCTACGGCCTCGACCTTGGCCTCGTCGGTCTTCACGACCGTCTCAACCTTGGCCACGTCCGCCTTCCCCGTTGAAACTGCCTTGGCCTCAAGGGCTTCCAGCCGCTTCGCCAGTGAAGAGTTGGGGAGGAACTTGACAACGAGAACAGCGACCGCAGCCGCGACGAGAGCAACCAGACCGAGAACGAGTAGTGGGTTCATAACTATAGTATCGGCATTTCGAAACCTAAGCAAAAACGGCTCCCCTTTCGGAGAGCCGTCTAGCGGGGGCCTACCCCCATTTGGATGTGATACTATGCGTTACTTGGACTCGTGCTGCCGGTTACAGAGTGAACCGGAACTGGAGCTGCTCGAGCGGGCGGAGGATGATGTTCCCCGTGAACTGCGCAGTGCAGACCTGCTGCCACTGGTAGTTGTTGGACGTGCCGGGCTGGAGGACCGTGTACGGCTGCGGAACCCTCATGTGGAAGGAGTCGCTGTCGTTGCGGTAGAGGATGTAGACCTGCTGGTTGATGCCGTAGGCCGCGTTGTACGTGGCGTCAGCGTAGGCCAGCTTCTTGATGGCGAACTTGTCGTTGCCCGTGATCTCCACGAACGCCTTCCTCAGGTACTCCAACTTGGAGTTGAAGGGGAAGTCCGAGCTCACCGGAGCCGCAAGGCCCAGGTAGTCCGACAGCGGGATCAGGAACGTGTCCGGAATCGCCGTTGCGTTGGCGTTGGTGACGTAGGCGCCGATGACCGTGCCGACGAACGTGCTGAACTGTGCCGCCGTCATGGAAGAGATCGGGACGTTCAGGTAGCTCGGGCTGGCCACGATGTTGACCTTCGTGTTGTTCAGGAGGCCCTGGATGTCGGCCGTGTCCGTGCGTGAACCGAGGAAGGCGATCTTTTGGATGCCCAGGTCGAAGTTCTTCTTCATCGCCTTGTGCTTGGACTCGATGAGATCCCAGTTGTTGGCGAACAGGGCGCGCTGCACGTCGTTGATCGAGTACTCGAGCGCCTTCGCCCAGTAAATGTTCTCGGTCGTGATCGAAGCGACGGCGGTCTCGACGGTGTCGAGGCGGGCGTTCGAGCTGGCGCTGTTGATGATGCCGGACTCGAAGTCGGCAGCATTGGAGAACGTCAGGTTGTTCAGGAAGTCGTTGGCGAACGAACCCTCACCCACCATGACCGGCAGGTAGTCGGACGGGTTGACCTCGTAGAACTTCTGCGCCGTGACAGTGCGGACGATATACGTCAAGGTGTCGATGGCAATCTGGTAGCCCGTGCTGGCCTCCGGCGTGTCGCCAGGGCTGTTCAGACGGTAGTCGGGCTTCGTCCTGGAGGCGTCGGCCCAGAGGGACTTGCCCCGAGTGTCGTCGAAGTAGAAAGGCTGAACTTCGTCCTCAGTGATCTTCGTCACTTCGTTGAGGCGCTTGTTGCCGGTGGGGATAAGGCGGAGGGACTTCATGGTAAGTTGTTTCCTTGTTGAGGGTTACGGGCTGACGAAGGGATAAACGATCGTCACCTGAAGCATTGCGTTGGCGCCGTTGGCCTGGTCGTAAGCCTGACCGATAACGGTCTGGCCAGTCGTGGCGACCTGGACCTGCGGGTCCGTCAGCTGCGTGCTGCCCGAGTAGGTCGGGGCAACGTAGGAAAGGAACGAGCCGCGGGGAATCGCACCAGCGGCCTCTAGATAGAGGGTCGAGCCGGGGGCGAACACATCCCTGCGATCGCCAGGAGCCGTGGTGGCCTTGCGCGAGTTGTAGACGATGACTCCGAGGAAGCTCGGGTCCGTCGGACCTGTGCAGGCATCGACGAGGCGCTCATCGGACTGGCCGGCGATCAGCTTGACCGCTGTGCCCGACGGGAAGGAGACCTGCGCCGAGGAGGGGTTCGTGCGGACGGCGATGACGTTCGGGTTCGTCAAGTTGGTGGCCTGGGCCAGCATCACTGACATGTCGAACTGGTTAACGTTGAGGGTATTCATGGTGTGTTCTTCCTATATTATCGGCAGAGGGTTTGAAAAAGGGACCGGCTTAGAACAGGAGGCGACCCAGCTCCAGCTGGCGCTCCTTGGATGAACTGTCAACCGACTGGCCCTTGATGGCCTCGTTGAAGCGATCCTTGGCAGTGGCCAAGTCGTTGAAATGCTTGAGGCCCTGTGCCTTGTCGTCCAGCACGCGCTCGGCCTTCGGCACCTGTACGATCGGGGTGTCGATGATGTTGCGGGTGTTGACGGGAGCCGTGTTGATGACGATCTTCTCCACCTTCACCTCGTCCTTGCCATCGGCTGACTTGGAGGCAGCCTCCTTCTCGGGAGAGTCGGTCAGGGGGAGGGAGCTGACAGTGCCTTCGCCAGGGGTGAGCTTGGAACCGTTGTCGGTCGTCTCGCCACCAGGCTGGACATCCTTGGCAGGACCACCCTTGCCCCCTTCCTTGGACTTGTCATCCTCACACAGGGAGACCACGGGCTTCTCCTCCTTCTTGACGGGCATCTCTTCCTTCACCAGCACGGCGGGTACATCCTCGGCCTTGGGCTCCACGCCCTCGTTGGCGCGGGCGTAGGTGGAGATGAGCACGCTCAGCGGAACGGACTTGCCGTTGACTTCAACCTCGCTGTCGCCTGCCAGTTCCACGTTCGTCTCTGCGGGAACGCTTGCGTTCTCCCTCATGACGAGTTGCTTGATCCACTTGATGACGTTGTTCTTCATAGAGTTAAGGCGTACGTCCGCATCTTCGTAGCGGGGCTTTGTTACCAGGGCCACGTGGTCGAACGTAATCTGCTGGATCTCGGACTTGTACTTCACATTGTGCCAAGTACCTCCAGGACCAATCTTGTTCACCCGATAGCCGCAGGACGGCTTCCAGCCCTTGTCGATAGCCACTCTGGCCTCGTCGGTCTCAACCGTGCCCTCCGCCCAGTACCATCCGTCCTCGGAGTTGAAGTAGACCTTGTCCACCTTTCCGTGGGCCTTGGGGTTGGGGTGGGTGATCTGAAGGGGGCATCCGATGAAGGAGTCGCAGGCGGCGTCGATGGTGGACTTCTCCAGGAGCTCGATGCCACCATCAGCCATCTCGGCGTACGAGACAACCCCAGGCTGCAAGAACCTCATCTTGAAGCGGGTGCGGGATCCATCCACGAAATTCAGGCGGATGTCCTTGTCTATGGTGTGGAGACTCATGCTTATATTATCGGCTAAGGATTTGCTTTCGGGTCGAACGGCAGGACCGGCACCGCCCAGCAACGGCAGTTGTAATCCTGGCCAGGATGGCAGTGGCGGCCTGGAGCCACCTCGGGAGGGTCATCCCACTGGAAAGTCTTGCCATCCAAGACCCGATGGGAGTGGCGCACCTTGTCATCATGGCAGGTCACCCATACGTAACTGTTTGACCCGCTTAGCCTTGCCTTCTCCTCCACACAGTCCATGGCGAACCTGTTGATCTTGTCCTCCATCTTCACAGAGACTGCGTTGCGGGAGGTGATGTAGGCGCCACGGATGTAGGCGAACAGGCTGTCCATGCGCCCAGTCTCAGAGAGTGTACCCAGCTTCTCGGCCAGCTTGTCCACCTGATCCACGGCGGCCGTTACTATCTCCTCGTGCATCTCCTTGGCGAACTGGTCCAGCACCATGTCCTTGTTGGGGAGGGACAGGGGAACCTCCTCCAGGTGCTTGTTGAACTGCATGTCCAAGACCGCAAGGATGTCAGCCCCATGCTTGCGCAGGTCTATCCCCAGGGGAGCGTGGACCATGTTGGAGGAGATGTCACGAAGGGTCCTGATGATGTTGGTCACCTTTCCCTCAGCCTTGTCCCGTGAGAGGGTAAAGGCCCCGATGAGTTCATGGGGGACCTTGGCAGGATCCACCCTCCACTTGCCGTGGTGGATGTAGGCTCCGATCTCCCTGAGAGCCTTGGAGGTATTGGAGCTGAACTTGCCCGAGAAGACCCCCTCGGAGTAGACTATGTCGCTGTTCTGGATAGCGGACAGCAGGGCGGAGTCAACGTCGTTCTCCCTGAGTTCATCCTCCTGCAGGTGGTCGAACACCACCTCGTCCAGCCACTTCATGACCTCCCTGTTCAGGGAAGCCACGGCATGGGCGCGGGGGTCACGAAGTCGTAGGTAGGAGGGCATTATGCACTGCGGCCGTCCTTCTTGACTGAGCGTTCCTTGTCACGGGAATCCTTGCCCGTTCCAGGGGCCGACTTGGCCATGGCCGACTTCTCAGCCGTATCCTCGGCACGCACCGCAGGGGCAACGATGTCCACCTCGCCACGGCCAACCGCCGTGTCCATGGTGAACACACCCTTCTGCTGGAGCCACTTCATCATCTCCTCACCAGTGAGGGCCTGGTTGTTGAACAGCTCCACGGCACGGGTCTGGATGGCCGTGAGCACCTGCTGCTCCTGGACCCCGTCGAGGGAGCGGAGGCTCGTCCACTTGACGCGCAGGGTCTCCGGCACATAGCCGAAGATGGACTTGGAGAGGAGCTTGCCAACGAGCAGGATGGCCGGCTCGATCTGGGTGCGCTCAATCTCAACCGTGGCGTTCCAGTTCTGCAGGGAGTCAGCACCGGAGCTGAAGCCTCCCGCACTCTCCCCGAACAACTTGGTCATGGGGATGCAGAGGTAGGCGGCAAGGTTGCGGCGGAGTTCGTTCCAGATCTCGGCCATGCCGGCGAAGGTCATCTTCTTCTGCTCGTAGTCGTCGTTCTTGTCGATCATCACGGCGTCGGTGAACGACTTCATGGCGTTCGCCATCATGATGCGCTGCTGAGCTTGAGCGGTTCCAGAAGGTGTTCCAAGCAAGGTAGTAAAGCCGTTGATCTTGTAAACATCAATTTTGGCCTGCCCCAAAAGTTCGAACATCAGGTTCTCGAAACGCATGAACGCGTTGATGGCGCCGATGCAAGGCTCGAGCACGGAGAGGCCATAGCCCTGCAGGCGCTGGCGCACGAGGGACGGGGCCTCCTTGCCCTTGAAGATCATGCAGCGGGTCCTGTTCACCGGCACCCCGTAGTAGTTGAACGGAGTCTTGTCGTACCCAAACAGGTTCGTCGACATCAGGGAAATCTCCCAGCGGTCGCACGGGATGAACTCCAAGGGGGAATCCGGACGGATCTTCTCGATGTCGAACGGCTCGCGGTAGTCCTGATCCGTGTTGATGATCAGTCCCCCACCGCCAAAGAGACGGGTCATCTTCCTGCAGAACTTGATGCACTCGGCATGGGACGGGCCGGTGTCGGTGATGAGGGGCTTTCGCACACCCTCAATCTCCTCCTGCATGATGTTGGTAGTACCACCACGAATACCAAGGCGGGGAGCGTAGAGTTCCTGCTGGAGCCTCCTCAGCTCCTTGGGGTCGAGCTCATCGTCTGTCTCAAACTCAATCTTTCCCGACATGGCATCATCAACCACCAAGTCGCAGAGCAGGGCCACTAGCTGCTGGCTGGTATAGGCCGCCGTGAGCATGACGCGGTCCAGGGTGATCTGGGCGAAGTTGCTCGAACCCGACAGCGTGTAGGGCTGCATGCGGGGCTGGTTGGAGTACTGCTGGGCTCCGTAGACTCCGCTGAACTGGTCCCCGAGGCCGGCCACCAGGTCGGCCATATCGTTGGTCCTGATCTGCTCCCTCTTCTCGGGCATGGCCGACAACTCCGTGCGAAGGTCCTTGATGGCTGCCCTAAGCTCGTTCAGCCTCTGGCCCTCGGGTATAACCTCCGCCAGGCGCTTGAGTTCCGCTCGGTTTATCTTAGGTGTGGTCTTCGCCATACCTATATTATCGGAGCGTTTCCAGCCCTTTTCGGTCAAACATTGTATGACAGGAAGCTTCCCTTACCCGTTGCCCTGCCGAACCTGGGATCCTTCATCCTCCCCATGGTGTCGAAGGTGGTCAAAGGCATTGCAAGGCAGGCGGATACACCATCAGAAAAGGCGTCCACCTGGTCGTCAAAGTCGTTGTTCCCGTCCTTCTTGAAGACCAGCAGCTCGTCCAGAAGGTCCTTGGTGAAGTGCGAGCCGGTGCCCTTGACCGGATCGTAGGCCCTGGGAAGGAACACCTGGCCGTTGAAGACGTAGACCAGGATGTCCGAGACGCGTGCGGACTTGTCCTTGGTGCGCTTGATGCCCTCGGCCGGCAAGCCTGCCTGCACGAGGGACTGGAGGTAGTTCAGCCCGCACAGGGCCTCCTCAATGATGATCCTCCGGACTGGCTTCCCGTTCTCCGTGTGCTTCTTGTAGAACTCGGCCATGAGGGCGGTGAGCTGGGGGCTCTCCCACCGGCCGCGCAGCATGTCAATCAGGTAGGCCTTGGACCCCATCTTGACCCAGCACATGAGGACAGAGTAGTCGTTGGACTGCTTGGTCATCATGGCCGTATCCGTGGTGATGAACTTGGCCTCGTAGTCCATCTTCTCGATGTCCTCCGGACGCTCGTCGTAGTACTGGATCCGGTTGACCGGAATCATGTTTCCCCCCTCGAGGATGGGCTCCTGCTGGTACTGGGCGTTGAAGACCAGGGGCTGGTTCTCCTTCATGCGCAGGAGGTCCTTGACAGGCTGAGACTCCTTGATGGTGCTCACCCACTGGTCCTTGTCATCCTTGACCAGGGCGGGGAAGGTGATATGAAGGCAGACATCCTTGTAGGTCTTGCAGATGTACCCGCTCAGGTCGTTCACCGCCAGCCTCTGCTGCACTATGATCATGGGGGTGGTGAGAGGGGACTCACGACGGGAGAGGGCCGTGTCGCCGAACCACTTGATCAGCTTGGCAGTCTCCACGGGGGAGGCGGCCTGGTTGGGGTTGGCGGGGTCGTCGAAGATGAAGCAGCCGTTGTGGAGCTTCATCTTGTGTCCGGCGCCGAAGCCGGTGATAGAGGCGTCGTTACCGGCCGCCCTTACCTCACCACACTCCGATGTACGGAACTGGTCGGCCCTGCGAACGGCGCCAAACCGGACGTTGAAGTTGCGCTGATACCAGTCGGACTCCATGTAGCGCTGCAGGTCAAGGCACTTGCTGTCCGCAACCGTCTGGGTGTACGAGGCGTAGATCCACTTGCTCTTGGGGTTGATGGTGAACCCCCAGGCGATGAACGCCAGGATCATGACCGTCTTCCCGATTCGGGGAGGCATGTTCATCACATAGAACTGGATGGGGTCACCCTCCACGTTCTTGTTGTCTCCAAGGTAGGCGTCCTGAAGGTGGCGGCAGGCCTTCCTATGGATGTCAAGGATGGGTATGTCTATCCCCATGCCAGGCATGAAGTAGAACTCGAAGAACGTCGGGAAATCAACCGTTACCGGGTCCGGACGAAGGGGGAGCTTCGGGGCTCTTTTCTGGGTCGCCATAGATTACCTCGATGTAGAAGACCCCGAGAAGGGCCTTGTGGTCGTCTGAAACGTAGATGCGGTGTCCATATTCGGTGTGTACGGTCTGTATGTAGTATCGGTCGTTGGTCATGTGCAGCTGGGAGATGACCTCCCAGAGCCTGACCTTGGCCTCCAGCATCACCTGGGTGATCAGGGTGCCATCCACATCGAGCTTGTCAGGGACATCCTTGTAGATGGTACGGAACGGCTGGATGGTGATACCCCCGACATCCACCTTAAACGGCAGGCGGTTGGACAGGTCCAGGCGCATTGGGATCCAAGGGCCCTCCCAGCGGCCCGTCAAACTCAACGTTAACCGTCAGACCACCCTTGGACCTGGCCTTGGCGATACGCTTCTCAATGTCGTCATCCGTCACCACCACGTCCATGGAAGAAGGGGCAACCGTGACAGACCCATGCCCACGAAGGAGAAGCTCCTTGATGGCGTTCAGGGCCACGGCCTCGTTGGGGGACTGGGTCAGCTCCAGCAGGCGCTTGAACAGGGCCGGAGTGTAGAACTTGGACAGCTTCATCAGACCCTCGGGGCTGTTCAAGTACTTCTTGGCAACCTCCAGATACTCCTTCTCCTCGTTGGGGCTCATGCGAGGGGCCACAGCCCTGGTCTTCTTGATGGGAGAACCCTCCATCCTCTCGAGTTCGTCGGTCATGGGGTGAGCCGGACTACGGCCATGAAGTACATCCTGATCGTGTCGTTCGGGACTCCGTTATCTATGGAGGGGCGCAACTTGCAGATGACCCTCTTCTCCCCCACCACCTTGTTCCAGTAGGCCACCCTGAGGCGGATCCTCTCCTTGGCAGGCTCCCAGTTGCCCACACGATGCCACTCCTCAGCCTCGGGCACGGTGAACTCGCACACGCAGGTCCACGTCTTGTCCGTCCCCTTCACCTCGGTGTTGCCCTCCCACTCCCCGCAGTCGTGTCCCTTGGCCGCCTCACACTCGATGAGGGCCAGACTCAGAAGGTAGTGTCGTATTTCCTTGAAGTTCATGGTAGATAAAAGGCGTCCCTGATAATAGATTCGGCACGTTCCCTTGACTCGAAGTCCGTGGAGCCCTTGATAAGACCAACCTCTTCATCCTTGAGCATCACCTGAGTCCACCACACAAGCTGGTCGTCATCCCAGAAAGACTGGCCAAGGGTGTAGGGGGAGGGCTCCCCCACTCGGCGCAGCAACTCGGCTCGGCTTATGCCCCTGGATGCCGCAACCTTGTCTGCCTTAAGCATAAAGGAAGCGGGGCAGCTGACAATAACACGGGAGGAGTGGGACTTCTGGTTCAGGCCCGCCAGGATCTCCCAGTCACGGGCCCTCTGAGAGTCCCCGCTTGCAGGCCGCTTGCGTCCCTTCCATACGTCAGAGCAGAACTTGTTGATCTTCTTTCTCTTCACAACTGGATTGTACCAGACGGGTCAACTCGAGACCTTGGTGTGTGCCAGATGTGTGGAAGTCACTATCACTAAAGAGAATAGGGCATACTTGGCATCCCACACCCAAGAGGGGTTCAGCAGATAATGTGCATACACAAAAGACCCAACCCCCATTATCCCAGATACCCCCAACGAGATACGCCAGCTGAGGAACTTGAAACTCACGGCTTGTTCAGCGGAGGGTTGCCTCCGAAGAATGTACGGTAGCCCTCCAAGATGCTGAACATCCCCACGGCCGCCCCGCCTATCCACTTCAGGACACGAACCGCACCGTGCTGCTCATCGGCCGCCTGCTCGACCAACTCGAGCCGGTCATCCTGCTTCTTCTGCCAGACGATGAGATGCTCATTCGTGGACTCAAGGACACGCTTGTTCTCCCTGATCTCGTTCTTAATTGATTCGAACTGAAGATCTTGCTTCTGGTCTCGTGAACGACCTTCGGCGATTATAGTTGCAAGTACGGCCTGCAGGCTAGAAGGCTCAAAATTCTCGGGTGAGGACATGCTTATATTATCGGCAGCCCCGTAACTTTCTGGCGCAGCCCAGAGGGGATCGAACCCTCATGTTTCCTTTTAGAGAGGAACGTCTTAGCCGTTAGACGATGGGTGCTAGAAATCAAGCACCTGCACACCCTGCACAGGCTTGCGCAGGAAGATGCACCAGAGGGCCTGGCGGAACTGCTCCACCTCATCCTCCGTAGGGTCACGCTCCAGCATCTCCTTCAGGTGCTGCCGGATCACGGGCTTCTCCTTGTTGTCCACATCCTCCAACTCCTCCTTCATCTTCTGGAGGGTGGTCGCCGGCGTGAAGATGGTCTGCGGCTGGGGCCAGGTGAATGTACCAACGGGAGGAGGTCCCCAGATGGGGTTGCCAGACGGGTCGTACCCAACGATGACCAGCCCGTTGTTCAGGGGCTGGGGGTCAATCTGGATGCCAGTGGGCGGGTAGGTTGTCTGCGTCCAGATGTACCCATCCGTCGTGTACGGGGCCTGGATGGGGCTTCCCGAGTTGATGATGTAGGTGCCCGTGGAGTTGCACGACTGGGCCGTGATGACGGCCGAGGTGATGACGTTGTTGATGTTGACGCTCATCGCTTGTGCCTCCTGATGTACACGCTCTCTCCCGTCCCAGGCATGTAGATGCCCCCGCAAAGGGCCCTCATCACCTCGGAGTGGTCCTTCTCCTTCCGGACCTCCTCAGGAGTCTTGGCAGGGGGAGGGAGGGATCCGCCCAACTTGGTGGTCTCCTCGGCAGAAAGGGGTGAGTTCTTGGGGTTCATGCGATCCCCCTGGTCTCAATGACGTAGTGGCGGGACTCTCCAGGCTTCCTGCCTCCACTCCTGCGGAAGGTCAACTCCAGCTCCACATGCCCCAAGGAGGAGGGCCCACGGCAGGAATCGACATTGTAGGAGGTCTCACCGTCCTCGTAACTCTTCAGGAACGAGCCGGAGCGCACAAGGTACGCCTGACGCTCCCTGACCCTCAGGATGCCGTTGCCGTTCACCAACTGCATGCGGGGCGTGGCCGGCCAGACACCCTTCTTGTGGTCGTGTCCCATCAGATACACATCGGCCTCGGCGTGGTCACGCATGTCGTCCACCCTGTTCAGGGAGCCGCCCACACGCTTTCCCCCTCCGGCGCCGTGGTGCGCCCACAGGTCGTAGGTGATGACCGTGGTCTTGGCGATCACAAACTCCAAGCGGATGAACGAGGACACCCCAAGGTACTTGCAGCCAAGCGCCTGGGCCAGCATCTGGTCCGAGTTGATGCCCGTTCCAGGGTCGAGGAAGAAGTGGTTGCCGTTGATCAGCCCGATCAGGCGCCCCTTCATAAAGGACAACTCGTTGGTCAGGGTCTTTACCTTCCCCTGTGCGAGGTGCGTCAGGTCAACCGTCGTCCCCTCGTGGAACGAGGCGGCCATGAGAGCCTTCCTCTCTGAGGCGCTCATCGAGTCGATGTAGTCACCCATCCCAAGGAAGCGGGTCGACTTGGGGAGACCCTTGGCGTAGTCGAGAAACTCCTCCCACCGGTTGTGGGCGAAGTTGGGAGAGTCCCTATGGACATCTCCGAAGATCACTAACCTTAGCGGACTCTGATCCTGAAGAGGGATCCTGTACTTGTGGGTGGTGAATACTCCGGATGTGTTCATATATTAAATCATCGGCAGTTGATACTGCCGAGGGTCCGGAGCGTGGGAAGGGATCTTCTTGGCCGGCACCAGATAAAAAAGGTCTCCCGTGTAGTCACCCCTCGGAGTGACCTCCATGACGGCCACCGCAGGCCCGTCGTTGAGATTGAGGTCTCCGTACCCCAGCTCCTGTACCATCTCATCAGGGATCACTTCGTACGTCTTCATATATAAGCAGTGTAACCCATAGGTCAATGGGGTTTATATATCCCTTTGCCTCATAACAATCTCTGCATATTGATGCTGGGAAATGGACTCCCTAAACTTCTTCCCAGCCGACCTTATCTTGGCCTTGTCGTAGGGCACGAAGTGGCCCGCACCGGAGAGGCCCTCACAGAACATGTGCGTGATGGCGTAGATGGTGTAGAACTTCCACCCGTTCTTCCTGACCACCCTCCCCCTCTCGAACTCCTCCTCCAAGGTGTTCCCCCCGACCACGGTAGGAACACCCAGCTTGACGGGAAGCTTGCGACCACCGTCGGGCAGCATCGCCTCCTGACAGACACGCCCCTTTATCTCCACCCTC